CTCCACCGCAGTTGTTCTAGGGCAGAACGTTGCGCCGAATATCGTACACTCCATCCCCCGCACGGCTCTGGACTACCACCCCGGCGACCCTGTTGAGGTACAGATTATTGACGAAGAACCCCAGACCGTGGAGGTGAAAGATGACGGCAGCGCGTAGTATTTATCAGCCGAGGCGATTCTTCGCCCCACTGCACCGCCGTTCCACCCGTTGGTTCATGATGGTGGCGCACCGCCGAGCTGGGAAGACTGTTAGCGCCATCAATGACCTGATCGAGCGGGCTACCTACAACACCCGCGAGGCCCCCAGGTACGGATATATCGCCCCGTTCCTCAAGCAAGCGAAGCAAATCGCCTGGGAATACCTCAAGAGGTTCGCTGCACCGTATCAGCCGAAGATAAATGAGTCAGAATTGTGGGTGGAGCTCACAATTCTGCCCAATCGACCGCGCATTACGATCTACGGTGCAGACAATCCGGACGCATTCCGGGGTTTGTACTTCGACGGGGTCGTTGTTGACGAATTTGGCAACATTCGACTGTCCATCTGGCGAGAAATTCTGCTCCCCGCACTGCTTGATCGGCGCGGCTGGGCCGTTTTCATGGGCACGCCCAACGGCCCGAACCACTTCCGGGACATGTGGTACGAGGCTGACGACAAGCCGGACACCTGGAGCAAGCTATTCCTCCCCGTCAGCGTCACCAAGCTCATTTCCGACGAGGATTTGGCTATGGTACGGGAGGAAATGGACGAGGAAGAGTACGCCCAGGAAATGGAGTGCTCGTTCGAGGCCAGTGTGCGCGGTGCGATCTACGCCCGACAGATGGATTTGATCGAGAAAAAGGGTCAAATCGGCGATTTCCGGGCGGACCCGGCCTTCCCAGTCAATGTGATCAGTGACTTGGGGTATAGCGACACCTGCACCTGGGGCTTCTATCAGGAACGTCCGGATGGTATCGTGATTGACCGGGCCTACGGAAACAACATGCAGCCCATCAGTCACTACATCAAGGACATCAAGGACTACTTCTCCAACAGGCGGCTGCGGATGGGGAAGATTTGGCTACCCCACGACGCCAAGGCGAAGTCCTTGCAGACGGGCAAGTCCATCGTGGAGCAGTTCCTGGCAGCCAATCTGAGGCCACAGATCGTTCCACGGCTGGATTTGGCCGACGGTATCGCCGCAACACGACAATTCCTACCCCGAGTGTACATGCGCAAGGAGGAGACCAAGACTCTTGTCCTGGCGCTGAAGTCGTATAAGCGGAAGTACGATGAGGATAACAAGGTGTACACGGACGAGCCTGTACACGACTGGTCCAGTCACTGGGCAGACATGGTTCGTTACATGGCGCTTGTGGCCAATTCTGGTCGTAACGCGGCGCGGGCGGGTACAGTCGCGCAGATTGTCAACAATGGGCAGACTGGGCTACACTACGGCTTTGCCCTGAATGACATCTGGGATTGCCGACACGTTCCGCTTGAAAGGCGACTGTAATGGACACTGATACATCAGTTACCGAGTACTCCGCGGAATGGTGGGCCAACGAGATCACCACCCGCGAGAAGACGCTTCGGGAGAAGTTCTGGGTCTCTGGTGACCAGATACAGCAGAAGTTTCTGGGGCACAGCGGCACCGACGGGGACGGCGTGTCAGAGTCTCTGTCGGCTGATACGAAACAGTACAACCTCTTCTGGACCAACACGCTGATCCTGAAGAGCGCGCTGTACGCACAGCCCCCCACACCGCTGGTCAAGCGGATGCACGACGACGCCAATGACGACGCCGCCCGTGTTGCGTCTCTCATTCTCCAGCGTGCACTGGATAAAGACCTGCAACAGCAGAACAGCAACACCCACAATGCGTTCATCCAGGCCACGGAAGACCGGCTCATCCCCGGCCTGGGTCAAGTGTGGGCACGGCTGGAGACCGAGGTCAAGGAAGAGACCATCACGACCGGCATGATGGGCGAGCCGCTGGCTGAGCCCATCAAGATCCAGAAAATCGTCAAGCAGACGGCCCCGCTGGACTATGTACACTGGAAAGACTTCATTTGGTCGGCATCTCGTACCTGGGAAGAGGTGTGGTGGGTGGCCCGTCGTGTCTGGCTGCGCAAGTCGCAATTCATCAAGCGCTTCTCGGAAGAAAAGTGGGACGAGCTCGAGGAGCAGAGAGCCACGGTGACCAGTGCGGATCTGGACAAGTACCCCCGCGGATGGGCGAAGGGTCGTGTTGAGGTAATGGAGATCTGGTGCCTTGACACCATGAAGGTATACTTCGTGCATGTTGGCGCGAAGATGCTCTGCGAGGAGCCGAAGGACGACCCGCTGAAGTTGGAAGACTTCTTCCCGTGCCCGCGCCCGCTGCTGGCCACCCACACCACGAACGACCTGATGCCGCGTGCCGACTACGCCATGCTTCAGGACCAGTACCGTGAGCTGGAAATCCTGAACAGTCGCATCACCACCATAACGCGAGCACTGCGCGTCGTAGGTGCGTACGATGCCAACAATACAGAATTGGCGAACATGCTGACGGGTGCTGAGTTCAGCATGGTGGCGGTCAGTAATTGGGGCTCGCTGTCTGAGAAGGGTGGTCTCGCCAAGGCCGTGGACTGGTTCCCGGTCGAGCAGCTTGCCATCGTGTTGGACAGGCTGAATGTTCAGCGTCAGGCCGTGGTGGCTCAGCTGTATGAGCTCACCGGCATCAGCGACATCATGCGTGGCAGCAGCAACCCACGGGACACTCTGGGAGCGCAGAAGCTCAAGGCGCAGTATTCCAGCGTGCGGCTGCGCCTCACTCAGGCCGATGTGGCTGGATTCGTGTGCGCGGCCATGCGACTCCGTGCGGAGATCATGGCCAGGCACTTCACCGACGAGATGCTGCTGCGCGTCAGTCAGATCGAACGTTCGTACAGCGACCCCCAGCTGGTGAGCGCCGCAATTCAGCTCCTGCGCAATCCGCAGGAGTTCGAATTCCGTGTGGCCGTGACTGAGGAAAGCCTGTCGATGGCGGACTACACGGCTGAACGTGAAATGCGTGTTGCGTACATCACGGCAGTCGGCCAGTTCCTGTCGCAGTCTGCGCAGATGGTGGCGAGCATGCCCGCTGCGCTGCCGTACATCATCGAGATCATCAAGTGGGTGACCTCCAGCTTCCGTGGCAGTGATGACATCGAAACGGTGCTGGACAAGGCTGCACAGGCGGCGCAGAGTGCCCCGCCGCAGGGCCAGGGCCAGCCGGGGCAGACACAAAAGCCTCCAGCACCGGACCCTGAGGTGGTTGAAGGTGCTCGCGCCCGTGCAGACATTATGGTGAACAAGTCCAAGATTCAGGACCAGATTCGCTACGAGGTTGTCAAGTCTAACTTGTCCCTCCGCAACGATCTCATCAAGTCACGACAGGAGAACGAAAATGGACAACAACGAGACGTCCTCGGCGCAGCCCTCGCTCGAGGAACTGACAGCGAAGGTGGCGGGGGCAAAGAGGACGCTTGACGGTCACCGGCTGGACTACGAGGCTTCTGTGACGCAGGTTCAGGAAGCTGAGTCCAGGAAATTGCTCTGCGAAGCCGCACTGACCGCAGCTAAAGCTGCGTTCGACGCCGCTGAGCGTGACCTTCGAGAACTCCTTATGCGGAGCGCCTGACATGCCCACCTATGGATACAAGTGCGCCTCCTGCGGGCGCGAGTCGGAAGTTGTTCAGTCCATCGGGTCGTACATGCGTGCTCCGCAGCGCCCGCACTGCTGTAAGTCCGTGATGGAGCGCCGACTGGATGTGGTCCCCGCCATGTCTGGACTGGCGAACGCACTCGCTGGGGACCGCCACTATGAGGGATTGCGCGGCCCCAACGGAGAAGACTTGTCCAGCCGAGCCAAGCACCGTGAATTCATGAAGCGAACGGGCTTGACCACGATGGACGACTTCAAATCTACTTTCGCGCAGGCTGAGAAGGAGCGCACTGAGCTCCGCAATGCCACGTTCAAAGACCGCGAGCTGCGCGAAGTTGTCACCAAAGAGGTGATGACTGCGGTCGCCCAACCTGACTAAAACCGTATAGGAGCTTGAAATGGGACTGCGCGAAGACATTGCCGAGTCGCTCACACAACTGGAAGGGGGCGGAAGTGCCACCGAAACGACCAACACCCAGCAGACGGCCGCGAGCTC